GGGCTTCGGAGAACTGCTGCACTACCGCATGCTGGACGTCACCGCACTGCGCCTCGCAGCCAAAGCCTGCGGCCAAGACCCATACCAGCACCGCATGAAGCCCACGCGCCGGGTCCACGACTGCCTTGACAGGGACATCGCGGAATACCGCCACTACCTCACCCTCATGACAGGGCCGGCGCTCGCCGACGAAAGTAGCACCATATGAGCTACACGGCACGAATCTTCACACAAGACCAACTCGAACAGGCGCTCGCGAGCGCCTGCGTGCTGGAAGGCGTGAGCATCCTGCACTTCGGCCAATGCTCCGATACGGCCAGCCGGAACCTCAAGGCGGTGGCCAAGACCATGTACGAGACCAGCGGCGAGCCGACCATCGTGGAGGACGACGATGAGTGACCTCACCCAACAAGCCCTCACGGCGCTCGCCGACGCCGGACTGGGCAACGAATCAGCCGCCGAAGCGTTCGTCGTCGGCTACCAGGCCGGCTGGGACAAGGCGCTCAACCTGGCCATCCGCATCGAAAACGAACTCAACTCGGACGAGCCCACAGACGAGGAGATCGAGACCTGCGCCCGAGGGTTCTTCACGGGCACACCCGGCCCCACCAACTGGGACGCCGTCAGCGAAGTCTCCAAACAGGCATGGCTGCACGCCGCCAAAAAGGCGCTCGCAGCCGTCAACGCCATGAAAACGAAGGAACAACAATGAACGAGAACACAACCCTCACCGACATCATCAACACGGCGCTTGCCACCGGATGCCAGATCAGCGTGACCATCACACCCAAAGGCTTCTACGGCGACGAAGAGGAGACGAAAGCATGAGAATTACATTAGTCAAACGGCTTATCACATTAATTTGCGCCCTTTTTTGCATTAGCATGCTCGCCGGCTGCGGAGGCCCCACGCAGGTCTCCGAGGAAACCACGAAAATCGCATGCGGCGAAACAAACAGCGGAAACAGCATCTGCTCCTACCGAGTGCCCCTCTCGGGCGACAGCCACGTGCTCTGCGTGGCCCTCGGCAACGGAGGCGTCACCTGCGACTGGGGCAACACCGGCAAGGCGGAACAATGACCAGCGAACGCCGCAAGCAAATGGTCCGCGACTGGCACGCCAAACATGCCGCCACACCCGAAGAAACAGCCCAACTACTAGGCATCACCCTTCAGGAAGTCCAAGACATCCTCAACCAAAACAAAGAACAACAAACCAAGACAGACAAACCGGCGCTCGCCGGCGGCTATGAGGACAGGCCGCTGTTCTGAAATAACGAAACCCTCCACCAACGGCGGAGGGCATGTCTGCAAACAACCAGTGTAGCCGACGTGGAGGGGATTCGTGAACTGTCAGAACTGCAAGACGATGACCGAAGAGGGGTATTCGCTGTGCGAGACGTGCGAGATGCGCCTCGCCGGCACATTATTGCGATTGGCGCGTGACGTCACGCCATTGCATGACAGCCTCGACGCCACATTGCATCCGGGCGGGCATTCGCCGGTCAGGATCCAGACCGCCACTCCCCCGACGCCGATACGCTTGGACGTGCTCGACCTGATCGACATGCTCGACGCGACAGCGCGCGAACTATGGCGCTGCCTCGACGGCATCGACGCCTTGGACTGGCACAGGGATCCACGCATGGAGGACCTCGAGGCCACGCTCATCGCATGCGCCGGACATCCCAAACTCGCCACATTCCCCGACGCAGGCCTCTACATGCGCATCGTCAACAACCTTGCCCGCAAGGTCGACCTCGCATTGGACCCGCCCGAACAACGCCGCGAGATCGGCACCTGCGAACTATGCGAGACCATGCTAACCGCAGGACAGGCAGACCAATGGGTCACATGCCCCGTCTGCGGCACCGAACAGCGAGTGCAGACCGTGAAACTGAGACGTTTGAAGAAACTCTGCTGGGATGATTCCAAGCAAGGCAGAGCGGCGGACATCGCCAAGGCGTTCACCGACGCCGGAATAACTCTCAAGGCGTCGCTGGTACGCAAGTGGGCGGAGCGAGGCCAAGTCGCACGCACTCCGCAGGGTATTCCCTACAGCGATGTGTACCGGCAGGTCATCGCCGGCCAGCTTGACAAATGATTGTTTGTCACACACAATTGCAGTGGCAGAAGTGTCGAAAAACCCAGCTCATGTGGCTGGGTTTTCGCGTATCTGACCTCTAGGTGTTCCGGCCAATCCCCAGCGGCCGGAGCACCAAACCCCCGATATCGATGTAGAATCGATGACATAACCGTAAACTACATTGGTGTCGTTCTAGCTGGGGAGCAACGATATGGTCAGGAGCACTGTCGACTACTACACTTTCAACGTTAAGCCAAGAAAAAAGAGCCCCAATATTCCTCGCAGTGCCGTGAACCTTGGGAACGGACGCAGCATACTCCCCTACCTATATGGATACATCGATTATCAGCGTGGAAGAATTATCAAAGAAGAACGCAAGCAGCGCCTCTATGCGGTCCGTAACGTTGAAATTCACGGTCGCCTCATACTGATTGAGCTGATGTCCGGACAGTACGGCGAGGAAAGCCAGCTGATGAACATGTTGGACGGGTCGGTCACGGACATCCCATCCGACCAAGCAGCAGTAAAGACCGTCCGTGTTGTATTTGCTTGTCCCATAGCGGATGGTGCGACTAATGCGATATTCGCTATTGAACATGTGGACTCGATTAATGGATATTACTTTATTCAAGATTTTGCCAAGTGCATAAGAAAAATATTCAGTGATTCAAACTCTCCGATTCATTCCATTTTGGAAAAAGAGGCATGGTTCGACTCAAGCAGCCTTGTGTCAATGGCAATACCCATCGGTTCGACGGATCAGCAAATCACATTGGATAACGGCATAGCCGACGAAGATGTTGAGCGAACCTTCGGCCGCATGTCCTTGATTATCAACCCGCCGAAAGGTAGCGCCAGCTTCGACCCGAGATTCTGGAAAAAGATGTTGAAGCACACATTGGAGAAGGCAGGCATGCTGACTATCCCGGCCCTCGATAATGACACCGTCGAGAAAACCAACGTATCCGTAACCGCAATCGGCGCAGACAACCGTCGTAAGACCTTCACCATAGGCAATGAGAAAAGCCCGAAAGTACGTGAACTGATTACCGACTACGGACAGCCAAGACTCGATAATGGTGCGCTACGACGCCATCTCGCCGATTCAATCCTCGATAAATATGCAGAAAGCCAAATTAAACTCCAATCCGGATGGGATAAGGGACAGCTTGGAGAAGAGCTGATACCGAAAGGAGAAATCGACTGGGCCAATCTTGTTGAGCCCAAGCCGGAGGAAAACAATCATGCCGAGGACTAAAGACCATAACAATGGCATATTATGGCAGTACATCCTCAGCCTGTGCCCCAAGATACACAACACAAGAAGCATCGCATGGAAATACGTATTCCGAGAAATACTCATTCCATCGGTTGCTGCATATCTTGACTTTCGCTTCTCCCGACTTGCATTGAACGCAGACATCATCGTCTCGGCTTTGGGGGTCCTTGGAGGCCTTCTGTTTGCGCATGCGATCTTCGTTTTCGAATTGCGAATGACGTACAACGCAAACCTACGGGAAAGAATCAGAAACAAAGAGATACAGGCAGAAAACACAAAACTGACCAGACTCATCAACGATATGTTCTATAGTGTCGTCTACTCATCCGCATTGGCTCTGGGGATTACACTTGCCGTGGCCATGGGATCTTCCCTTGGCGTATACGACACACTGCCGCAGATAGGGAAAAAACTGATATCGGCGGCGATTGTATGGCTAATGACACACTTAGCATTCTGCATTTATCGAGTTCTCAAAACCACATCCGGCGCATACGGAGAACTACGAAAATCAAGAATCGCATAATGTCAACAACGAGATAGCAATGTGGTTCATCTGACAGTCGAAGGAGATATCGTGATGACCTATGGGGCCACGGGGCATGAGGGGCATGGGACACGGCAGACAGCGAACTAACTGGAACTCCAGCAACAGAGGTTCACGACTGCCGGATGACTGGCCCGAGCGCAGGGCCAAGGTGCGCGGACGGGCTCATGGTCTGTGCCAAGCGAAACAGCATGTTCCCGAATGCGATGGAATCGGCACTGACTGCGACCACATCATCGCCGGCGACGACCACAGCCTTGACAACTTGCAATGGCTGTCGCATCCTTGTCATAAAGCGAAAACGGAGCGTGAGAACGCAGAGAGGAACGCCAAGCGCAAGCGAATGCGAAAACATCCGGAGGAACGTTTCCCCGGCCTGCTCGACTGACCCAAGCGGGGTGGGAGGGGACTCCCCCGGCTTGCCGGTAAAACCGCCGGATAGCACCTCCGGTCATGCATGCGCCCAGAACGCCCGTTTTTCGCGATATCTCATTTTTATCGGAACCTTCCCTGCTGTACCGTTCTTGGCGGCTTTATTCGCCGTATGGAGCCAAGTGGCGTTTTCGCGCGGCTCGGACAGGCTGGTCGGCGCTCGTTTTTTTATGTGATGTCACGATATTGAAGAATCGTTGATATTGCACTGTTTTGTTGTTTTATTAGCGTTGTCACGATATAATTAAAGCGTGACACGATGTGAATTTTGCGACAAGGAACTCCCCGAAGCCCAGAGACGGGGACGCAAGCGCCGGTTCTGCGACGACCGGTGCCGCCAAGCCGCGCACAGGGCCGGAGGGCAAATGCCCGTACCTCCCGCGATGGCGATGGCCGACCGCTGGATGCACTGGCGCAGAATCACCCGCGGCGACGGCACATCGAAACTGCCGGTCACCGTCGACGGCTCCCCCGCATCCAGCACCGACATGTCCACATGGGCCGCGCTTCCCCAGGCGGAATCCTCCGATGTCGGCGAAGGTCTCGGATTCGCGCTCGGCGACGGATTCGCATGCATCGACCTCGATCACTGCTATGACGAGCGCAACCATCTGACCCCGTGGGCGAAGATGCTGATAGCCCCCGTGGCCGATTCCACATGGATCGAAATCAGCCCGTCCGGAAACGGACTGCACATCTGGGGGCGCTGCGGCGAGCGAACCGGACTGAAGGTCCGCAACGACCTCGGCATGAACATCGAGGCCTACAGCCAAGGCCGTTACATGACCTACACGGGGCACAGGTTCCGCAAAAGTCCCGCGAAACTCGCCGATCTCACATTCCTGTTCGACGTGATCGCACATCTCGCCTGACCCGCAGAAAGGAGGCGCACGTTGCCAAGACCAAGAAAAACGTCCGGGCACCGCATGCCCTCCGGACTCATGAAGGACGGCAAGGGGCAGACCCTGTGGCGCGACCTGACCGGCAAATGGGAGTTCACGGAATCCGAATACCGGATGCTGGAGAACGCCTGCTACACCGCCGACCGCATCGTCAAGGAACGCCGCGCCATCGGCGACGACCTGACCGTCTCCGGCAGCCAGGGACAGATCGTCGCGCACCCGCTGCTCGCGCAACTCAGGCTCGACGAGGAGCACCTCGCCAAAACGCTCTCCCGCATCGTCATGCCGGAACCCGACGAGAAGGAAAACGCCGCCACCGATGAGGGCGACAGGTCTGCCAGGATGCGCGACGCGGCCCAATCACGGTGGGGAAAGGCATACGGTGGATGATGGCGAGGCTGCTGACCAATCGATCCGCAGCCTACATCCCCTCCCATCAAGCCGAATACCGGGAAATCATCGACTGGTACCGCAACGCGCTGGCCAACGAACCCGCACGCGACTGGAACACCAACCCGGTCACCATCGGGCCCACATGGAAGCACGACGGCGACGGCTGGGTTTTGCCCGATCTCACTTTGGGTTGGAACTTCCTGGCTTGGAGCGGCCGCTGGCTGCGCAACGCCAAACAGCGCGCCCCATGGAAGTGGACGCTCGAACAGGCGCGTTTCTGGCTGTGGTTCTACAGTCTGGACGAACATGGCGTGCCCGTCCACGATAACGCGGTGCTGCAGCGGCTCAAGGGTTGGGGCAAAGACCCGATGGCGGCCGGCGGTGCCGTCGCCAGCTGCTTCGCCGACCTGACCTTCGACCGGTTCGACCATAACGGCGATCCGGTCGGCCGCGAGGAACCGAACGCCTGGGTGCAGGTGTGCGCAGTCTCGCAGGAACAGACGAAGAACACGATGAAACTGCTGCCCGGCCTCATCCCCGCCGAAACCCGGCGCAGGTACGGCATACAGCTCGGCAAACTCAACATGTACGCGCTCGGGGACAGCCGCCAGATAGAGGCCGTCACCTCAAGCCCGCTCGCATTGGAGGGCGGACGTCCCACGTTCCTGATCCGCAACGAGACGCAGAACTGGAATTCCAGCAACGGCGGCCACGACATGGACGGCGTGCTGTCCGGCAACGCGGCGAAGTCCGAGGAATCGGTGAACGTGAAGATGCTCGACATCTGCAACGCTTACCGAGACGGCGAGGACAGCGTCGCCCAAAGGGTGCGCGAGGCATGGGAGGGCACGCAGGGCGACCCGAACAGCAACGATCAGGGTCTGCGGCCGAAATACATGGATTACGGTCTGCTCTATGACAGCATCGAAGCCGCGCCGGACACCCCCATGACGGTGGACATGATTCCGAAGGTCATCGAGGACGTGCGCGGAGATTCCACGTGGCTGACCACATCGAAGATCGTCAAGACCATCATCGACCCGAAGAATCCGGTCTCCGAAAGCCGACGCAAATGGTACAACCAGTGCGAGGCCCCGGAAGACGCCTACGTCACCAGCCAGGAATGGGATGCCAACGAGCATCCCGAGCTCAAGCTGGAGGCCGGCGAGGAGATCACGATGTTCCTCGACTGCTCACTGACCGACGATGCCACCGCCTTGGTGGCCTGCAGGGTCAGCGACGGTTTCACGAAGCCGCTCGGCCTATGGAAAAGGCCGCCCGGCAAACGCGGCGAAACATGGAAGGTGCCACGCGAAAGCGTGGATGACACCGTGCGAGAAGCCATGCGCATCTACCGGGTGGTCGCCTTTTGGGGAGACCCCAGCCACGTGCTGGACGACGAGACCGGCCTGCACTATTGGGATCCCCTGTTCGATGCCTGGCATCGCGAATACGGGCGACGATTGAAGCTCTGGGCGCGGCCCGAGGGCCGTGACAGGCACAGCATCATGTTCGACATGGTTCGCCTCGACGTGCAGAAAAGGTTCGTCACCTATGTGGACCAGGCGTACACGGCGATCTGCGACAAGGATTTCCCCCATGACGGTGACGCGAGATTGCGTTCCCACATGCTCAACGCGCGCCGCCAGCCCACGAAGGCGGGCATGAGTATCGCCAAGGAGGGGCGCGAGTCCCAACGGAAGATAGATCTCGCGTTCTGCGCCATTGCCGCGCGCGGCATGCGACGCGAATATTTGAACAACCGGAAGAAAGGCGGTGGACAGGTATGGTGACCACCGGTTACGCGGATGAGAAATCGGCCGCGAAAGCATTGCGGGAGCTGCTGCTGCCCGCCTACGGGGAGGAGATCACCCGTTTGAACCGCATCGACCGCTGGTGGCGGTGGAATCCGAAACCGATCCGCCTGCGCAGAGCCACCCCCGAGCATCGCATGCTTAGGGATATGGGTCATACGCCATGGCTGAGGCTTGTGGTGACCACAATCTCCCAGACCCTCTACTTGGAGGGTGTGGATATTCCCGGCAAGCAGGACACGGATTCGGCCCGCCTGTTCTGGCATCCATGGGTGGCCAGCCGCATGGGCCGCCGCCAGGTCGCCTTGCATAAGGCGGCCATCGCCTACGGTTGCGCGTATGCGACCGTGCGCGCCGTGGAATCCCCGGAAGGCGGCGTAAGGGCCGGAATCGACTGCTGGTCGCCGCGCGAAAGCATCGCCCTATATGACGATCCGGCACGCGACACATATCCGCAGGTGTTCATGCGTCGCCGGCGACTGTCCGACACCGTGGACTCATACGAGCTATGGGATGCATGGAACGTATGGCAGTGGAGACGCGAGCAAGGTGTCTACGAGTTCGTGGACTGCACGCCGCATCTGGCGACCGATTCCTACGGGCAACCGGTCTGTCCGGTCATCCGATACACGAACGACCTCGACCTGCAGGGAAGGGCACCCGGCGAGGTCGAACCGTTCATCCCCCTTGCCAACCGATTGAACAAGGATAATTACGACCGGCTTCTGGCCCAACACTACAATTCGTGGAAAGTACGCACCGTCACCGGTCTGGACATGACCGAATTGTCGGACGAGCAGCGGGCTGACCGGAAAGCCAAGCTCAGCCAGGAGGATATTCTCGCCGGCGGCGAGGGTGTCCAGTTCGGCACGCTCCCGGAAACCGCGCTGTCCAGCCTCATCGAGGCGAAACAAGCCGATGTGGAGGAACTCGCCGCGGTCAGCCAGACCCCGACCACCGCGTTCGGCAAAATGGTCAACGTGGGCGATGCCGGCATAGCCGAAAGCCGCGCCGGTTTCTACGCGAAACGCGATGAACGGCAGAAAAGCTTCGGCGTCAGCCACATGGACGTGCTTCGCTTGGCCGCTGGCATCGAAGGCCGCATGGACGATGCGCGCAATTTCGACCTGACCCCATTGTGGGAGGATACGGACGTGCGCACCATCAACCAGGCGGTCGATGCCTTGGGCAAGGCCGCTCAGATGCTCGGCGCGCCCAAGGAGCAATTGTGGGACATGATTCCGGGCGTATCCAAGTCGCGCGCCGACTCATGGCGCGAATGGGTGGAGAACCATCCGGACGCGGACACGCTCGCCGCGCAGGCGTATCAGGCGCAGCTCGAACCGGCGGTCGATGATGGCGCGAACCAATGACGGTGCCATGCTCACCGACAAGCACCGGCGTGCGCAGGTCAGGCTCGCCATCACCGCCGACAGCCAGGCCCGCCGCATCTGGGACTCCACGCTTGACCCGAACGATCTGAAACGCACGCAGCCGATATGGAAGAACGCCATCCTCCAACTGCTGCAGACTTGGTGGCGGATCAGCGCCCGGACCGCGAACGAGTACCTGCCCCGATTCCGGGAGGCCGAGACCGGCGACGGCGGCTTCGAGACCGCCATGCCGCGTTTCGATCGCAAACAGGCTGCAAGAAGCATCGACTGGACCGGCGCCACGAACGTGCTCTGGCACATCGCGCGCGGAGAGACCCAGGAGGCAGCCTACGTGGCGGCGCGAAGCCTGTTCCTCGGAATATTCCACGAGGCCGTGCTCACCGGCGGACGCACCACGATAGAAAACTGGGCCAAGAAGGATACGAGAGCCGTGGGCTGGCGGCGAGTCTCCGACGGGAATCCATGCGCGTTCTGCGCGATGCTGGCCACCAGGGGACCCGTCTACACGAGTGCCGAAAAAGCCGGATTGCGCGCGTCCGACGGACACAAATACCACCCGCATTGCGGGTGCACCGTCGAAATCGTGTACGGGGACTGGAAGCCCACCGAAAAGGAACAGCAGTGGATCGACGAATACTACAAGGCCGCCGAAAGCCTGCCCTCCAAAACTCCGCGCACCGCCGAGACCGTGCTTCCGCTCCTGCGCCGCAACGGAACCTTCCGTGACAGTTCGACCATAAGAAGCACTCCGGAGTTCCTTGCGGCCAGACGCGCCCAACGCAAAGCGGCCAATAGCCCGGCCGTCAACAACGTACGGACATTGTCGACAGGCAAAACCGCCGTGCGGCATTCCGACGGATATTGGGTCGAAACCGGTGCGAATCCGTCCGCCGCCGAAAGAACGGTCGCCAAACAGATGACGGACCTCGGACATGATGTCACATTCCGCAAGCCCGTCGACGAGCAGCATGTCAAGACGCCTGACTTCTTCATCGACGGAGACACCTGGGAACTGAAAACCCTCCACGGAAGCGGCAAGAACACCGTGCTCAACGCTCTTCGCAAAGCGAAGAGCCAGAGTCCGCGCATCATTCTCGACATCACCGACTGCCCGAAACCGATGGAACAGATTGTGGATGATTGCATGAGCAAACTCCAAAGGCCGAACAACAGGATCAGAGAGATCATCCTGTTCAAGGACGGGGCCATCGAACGGCGTCTCAAAGGGTATACTAAGAGTTAGAAGGCCGGTGCCTTCCACCCTTTAAACCTTTTGGTCTGGTGGAAGGTTCCCGGCCTTTCACCTTTCCACACATAACATCCAAGCCACCGTGAAGTTCATGGTGGCTTTTCTTATGCCCGCAAGCCGGGCGGAAAGGAAACCATCATGGCAGACGACACCGAAGACCAGGTCAAGGAGCCAGATACCGGCGCTGCCGGAAACGAGCCGAACCAGCCTACAGGCGATTCGGGCCAAAAGCCGCCATGGGAGCGCGCCGGTGAGGAGTTCAGCCCGGAGAAGGCGTGGAAACTCATCGAAAACCTGCGCGCCGACAACACGAAGCTCAAGGAGTCCAACGACTCCAACAGCGCGAAACTGCGCGAGATCGAGGACGCGAAACTCACCGAACAGGAGAAGCTGCAGCGTGACCTCAAGGAGGCGCAGGAACAGCTCGCCACGGTCAATCAGGCCAAGGCATGGGCCGAGGCCCGCGCCAAATACCCACAATTGACCGAACAGGATTTTGACCTCATCGGAGGAGGCACCCCCGAGGAGATCGCAGCAAAGGCCGCAAAGCTTGCGGCACGCATCCCCGCACAGGAGGCGGGCGACGCCAAGAACATCAACCCCGTGATCCGCGCCAACCCGTCAGGCGGCTCCGACCCGCTCCATACGGAGTCGAAGGACTGGCTGCGCGACGTGATCACAGACAAGTAAGGAACCTATCATGGCAGACAACTTCAACAACACCATCGGCCGCACCGACCTGGGCGCGAGCCTCATCCCCGACGAGGTCTCCCAGGAGATCATCCAGACCGTTCCGGAATCCTCCGTTCTCCTGACCCGAGCCAAGCGCATGCGCATGAGCTCCAAGAAGAAGACGCAGCCCGTGCTCGCATCCCTGCCCGAAGCCTACTGGGTACAGGAAGGCGCACTCAAGCAGACCACGAAGACCGGCTGGGAGGACGTGAACATCACCGCCGAGGAGATGGCCGTCATCGTGCCCATCCCCGATTCCGTGGTCGATGACGCGAAGATCAACCTGTGGGACACCATCAAGCCGCTCATCGCGGAAGCGTTCGGCAAGAAGATCGACGAAGCCGGCATCTTCGGCGTGGACAAGCCCGCCACCTGGGGCCTCGACATCCTCGCCGGCGCCGCCGCCGCCGGCACGAACATTGCGCAGGGTACCGGCGTCGACCTCGCGCAGGATGTCGCCAAGCTCGGCGAGAACCTGAGCAAGAAAGGCTACGCGGTCAACGGCTTCGCCAGCCAGCCCGGACTCAACTGGCAGCTCGTCGGCCTTCGCGACGCGAACGGCCAGCCGGTCTACACTCCCAGCCTGACGCAGGGTGCCCCCTCCAACCTGTACGGCTACCCGCTCAACGAGGTCAAGAACGGCGCATGGGATGCTACCAAGGCGGTATTGCTCGCCGCCGATTGGAGCAAGTTCGTGGTCGGCATCCGACAGGACATGACCTACCAGCTGTTCGACCAGGGCGTCATCAGCAACGCGGACGGCAAGGTTCTCTACAACCTCATGCAGCAGGACGCCAAGGCTCTGCGCGTGGTCATGCGCGTCGGCTTCCAGGTCGCCAACCCGATTACCCGAGTCGCGGCAAAGGGCACCCAGTATCCGGCGGGCTTCATCACCCCGAAGGCGAGCAAGTGATGGCCAAGCAGATACGATTCATCTCCCAGCCCGCCATCATCGACGGACAGGACGTGGCCGAGGTCGCCGCATTCGACGCGACGGGTCACCCGCTCACCGTCGGATCGGCCCCTGCAGCCGGTTCGGTCACGAACGGAATGCTTGCAGGCGGCATCACCAAGGACAAGCTGGCCGAAGGCGTCATTCCCCCCGCCTATTCACTTCCCGCCGCCAGCGCAAACGCGCTGGGCGGCGTGAAGAAGGCCGCGACCGTGGCCGCAGTCGCTTCCGCCGATGCCAACCCCGCTGCGGGTGAAGCGCCCACCAAGGCGGAGTTCGACGCCGTGGTGACCGAACTGAATGAAACGAAGAAGCAGCTGAACGCCGCACTCGTTTCGCTCAAGGCGGCTGGAATCATCGCCTAGAAGGGATCGTTATGGCGGACAAGGTCAGAATGCCGGCTTTCGCCGAGGTCGCCGATCTCGCCGAATGGCTCGGGGAAAACATTCCCGAAAAATCGGCCGACTGGAAGCGCGCGGAACGCTGCCTGAGGGCCGCGTCCAATCGAATCCGCCGGTACACGAAACGCAGTTGGGTCGACGAATCCAACAACCTCGTGGATTCGCTGCCGGAGGACATCGAGGATGTGACACTTGCCTGCGCCGGGCGGTTCTATTCGAATCCGGAAGGCGAGACCTCATGGTCGCGGCAGATTGACGATGGCATGGACGGTGGCAGCAGGAAGGTCGACGAGGCAGGCCTGTATCTGACCGCCAGCGAAATGCAGACATTGGACGATCTGATTGCCGACCAGTCGCCGCTCATCGGCGGCTTGGGTGTCATCTCCACTACAAGGGATGAGCATGCCAGTCTCGACATGCTTCCTGGCTGGTTCGACGATGACAATGACAATCCAGGCTTCCTGAACGCGAGGCTGAGCCAGTGAGCGTACCGCGATTCAAAACCGCCAGCCTTGAACGGCTGCGCTCATATGCCAATAGCCTCATGTTCGACCAGTGTCGTGTCCTCCACATGGGCAAACCGGTCACCGACCCCGAAACGGGACTGGTGGAACCGGCCGTGAAAACCGTGTATGAGGGCAAGTGCAAGGTGCAGACCTCCGGCGGCTTGGCCGCCGAGAACACGGAGGGCGGCATCGTCGAAGCCCTCGGCGCCGTCACTCCCGTGTGGAGCATGTACGTGCACTTCCCCTACGGCACCACGGGATTGTTGCCGGGCGACGTGTGCGAGATAACCGAAGCCAATGACCCGAACCTCAAGGGCAGGAAGCTCCGGTTGTTGAACATGCAGTCGGAGAAGTCGCATGCGACCGCATGCCGGTGGAACGTGAAGGAGGTGGGCAACAGCAATGAGTGACGTGACAATCGACGCTTCGGAGCTGACCGCCTTCGGACGCAGAATCGCCGCCGCTCACGCGATGGCCGGGGTCAGTATCGCCAAGGCCGTGAAGAAGGGGGCTCAGGTCGTCAAGGAGAAAACCCAAAGCGACCTGAATTCCAGCAGCAACGGCGGATTGCACGTTGTTCGTGTGAGATACGAGTTGGGAACCACCGGCTCGCAGATATACGCGGACATAGGCCCCGAAGATTCCGGCAAAACCCGCAAACACGGGCACACGGGCCCCACCGTCGCCGCGATCGCCTTCTACGGCACCGCGCGAGGCGGCGGAACGCACAAGCCCCCCGAGCATTACGCCGAAGAAGAATTGCCCACGCTCGCCGAATACGTGGCCGATGCCGCCGACGACATGCTGATAGGAGCCATCGGATTATGAGCGTCATGGACCTGACCAATGCGGGTCTCGACCTGCTGCCCTCCATGCCGTCCGGCGTGAAGGTCTACCGGCAGGAGGAGCCGTTGGAGTCGGAGATGCCGCCGTGGATCATCGCGCGCGTCTCCACCGACCGCCATGTGGCGGCGGAAACGATGCGGTTCGCCGCCCACTCCGCCCTGTTGGAGGTTCGCGCCGTCAGCACCACCGCCGACAGCGTGAACATCTGGTGTGACGACATGCTGATCCCCGCGTTGGCGAACCGCTCCCCCACCCGGCCGCCGGGCTACACGGTCGGCCAGCTCACCCTGTACGAGGATTCCGGCGCGTATGCGGCCGGTCTGACCGCCGACGACACCGCGCGCCGCTACCAGGTGCGCGTCCTCCGGTTCCGCTTCACGTGGAGCCGACCATAGTCAACCAATCATTTACCAAAAGTCTTCAACGCCATCCCATACGGGGTGGCGTTTTGCTTCAAGGAGCACATTATGACCCTGAAACTAGGTACAGAGATTCCCGGCACTAGCGCCGATGGCAACATCACCACACTATGGGTGCCGACGATCAAGGACATCAAGGCCCCCACCATGGCCGAGCTGGAAGCAGGCACCGACATCTCGAACTACGTCATGCTCGGCGGCTGGAGCTTCGACCCGTCGCAGGACGCCGTATCCGACCAGCGCGAGAACGTCGTGCAGGACTTCGGGGCCCCCGGCCGCAAGAGCGTAGGAGACATCAGCATCGAGGTCATCGACAACACGAACACGGAGCACCAGGAACAGAACGAGGCCGTCACCCTCATGCACGAGGGTGCCTCAGGCTATATCGTGCGCCGTCGCGGCATGGCCACCGACACACCCCTCGCCGTAGGGCAGAAGCTCACCGTCGTGAGCGTCATCTGCGGTGAGAAGCAGGTCATCAACCCGGACGCGAGCACCATGATCCGCTCGAAGATTCCGCTGTTCGCGAAGGCCCCCGGCTGGGAGTCCGAGACCGCAGAGATCTCGAACCCAAAAGGCTGACGCCTCCGACCGTGACCGCCACAGCCCGTGAGGGAGGCCGGACGGTCACGGTGAAAGAGGCCATCGCCGGCGGCTGACAAAACTTCCGCGCGGGGACTCTTACCTTTCTGGCCCCGCACGGACATTCTCTCGCCCCCATCAGAAAGGCAATCCGAAACTTGCAGAAAGGGATAATCATGGCTTTGGAAGTGAAGCGCAAGCGCGTGGACGTCGACCTCATATTGGATCAGGAGAAGGCCGAACAGGTCGCCGCATTGGGAGCCGACCTGGAACGCGCCATGGCGCAGCATGTGACCGAGGGCGGCAACGCCGCCGCCAAACGCATCGCCGAACAGATCGACAAGCTGCGCGACGAGGTGAAGGACGACACCATCCGCATCACCTTGGAGGCGCTGCCGCTCTCCCAGTGGCGCCAGATGCTCGAGTCGAACACCGTCACAGAGAACGGCATCCCGAAACAGCGCATCGAGGACATCTGCGCCGACGCCGTCAGACTCATGGTCAGGAAGACCGTGCCGGAAACCCCCGTGGATGATCTGGCGAACGTCATGACCGAACTGTCCGACGGCCAGATCAGCCCCATCTGGTACGCGATCCGTGACCTGAATGCGAAGCTCATCGACCCAAAAGACGCACTCGAATCAGCCTCGCGGATAATCCGCAGACAGTCCGCGAGCTGAGAATCTGCCAAAAGCTCGGCATCAGCTACAAACGCTGGCTCGGCTGGGAACCATCGTATCGGGTGGAACGAGACGAACATCGGCGCATCACCGGCTACACGCCGGAAACCGAATGGGATGCGACCGAACGCGAATGGATGCTCGCGCTCGACGAATACGAACACTCATTATGCCCCCAATGCGGCATGCCCCTCTCGGTCTGCCACGACGAGCAGACACCCTTCCATTTCACTGCCGACGTCGGCATATGCCAGATATCGCTCATGCAATCCCTCAAGCTCGACGAGTGGAAGAAAGACCATGCGGACGAGAACGAGCTGAAACAGTCCGCATTGACTGTGGGAATCAAACCAAGATAAATCTCAGGAGGCCGCTATGGCAGGCGGATTGAACCGCAACATCACAGTCCGCCTGCTCGCGGACACGTCCAACTTCACCGCCGGAATGGCCAAGGTCAGCGGCGAAAGCCAGAAGGCGGCCACCACCATGGAAGCCGCCGGAGGCAAATCGAAGCTCATCACCACCGGCATAGCGGCGGCCGGAGTCGCCGCCACCGCACTGGGCGTCGCCGCTGTCAGGATGGCAGCGGACTTCGATGCCAGCATGTCGACGGTGCAGGCCAACACCGGAGCCAGCGCAGATGAGATGAATCAGCTCCGTCAGGCCGCCATCGACGCCGGCGCCGACACCATATACTCGGCCACCGAATCCGCCGACGCCATCAACGAACTCGGCAAAGCCGGCCTATCGACCTCCGATATTCTCTCCGGCGGTTTGAGCGGCGCATTGAACCTCGCAGCGTCCGACGGCATGGAAGTCGGCCAAGCCGCCGAATACATGAGCTCGGCCATGGCCCAATTCAATTTGACCGGCGCCGACGCCACGCATATCGCCGACCTGCTCGCCGCAGGAGCCGGCGAAGCCCTCGGCAACGTAAGCGATTTCGGCGAGGCGTTGAACAACGTGGGCTCCACTGCCAGCAAGTTCGGCCTGAGTATCGACACCACCGTCGGCACATTGGCCGCATTCGCGCACCAAGGCATCATCGGAGCCGAAGCCGGCACCCAACTGCGCTCCGTGCTGCTCGCACTGACCAACCAGACCGAAAAACAGCGGAAGGCCACCGAGGAATATGGGATATCCCTGTACGACGCGCAAGGCAACTTCGTCGGCATGAGCAGTCTCGCCGGACAGCTCAAGGAGAAGCTCGGCGGGCTCACCCAGGAACAGCGCAACAGCGCCATGGCGACCATGTTCGGCAGTTACGCCATCCAAGGAGCGAACGTGCTCTACGCGGAGGGCGCGAGCGGCATCGACGAATGGACCAAGAAGGTCAGCCAATCCGGCTACGCCGCGGACCTCGCCGCCAAGAAGAACGACAACCTGAAAGGCGATCTGGAGAATCTGAGCGGCTCTTTCGAATCCCTCATGATCTCTTTGGGCGAGGGAGGTCAGGGACCATTGCGCTCCCTCGTGCAATCGCTCGACACCTTGGTGGATGCGTTCAGCCAACTGCCCGCACCAGTACAACAGGGCATAGTACTGATGACCGCGCTCGCAGGAGGCTTCACCGCCCTGCACTCCGCCATGGGGCCATTGAACGCCAGCAGCTCGCAGACGGCACGGAACTTCGGCCTGATGCTCGACCCGTTCCAGCGAGGCATCACCGCCATACCACTGCTCAAGGAAGGCATCATCCAACTTGGCACCTCCATGCTTGGCACATCAACCAACGCCGGCACGCTTGCCAACGGACTGACACGAGGCCAGACCGCGATGAACGGCATGAAAAGCATCGGCAGCGGACTGTTCGCCGCCTTGGGCGGACCATGGGGCATCGCCTTGACGGTCGCGGGGGCATTGCTTGTGGGGTTCGCCCAATCCGCACAGGACGCGAAAGCCAACATCAGCGAATTCTCCAGCGCAATCGACCAGTCCGGCAGCTCCGTCGAAACCCTCATCAAGAAAATCGCCAGCGGCGAGGACAAGACATGGGACTTCGGCGACAAGTTCGCCACCGGACTAGGCTCGCTCGGCGAGGCGCTCGACAAGGCCGGCATCGACTACAGTACCTTCGCCGAAGCGGTAGACGGCTCCAAAAAGGCGCAGGCACTGTTCGACAAACAGCTGGACGAGGCGAAAAGCCACATGTCCGCCATGCAGATCGACAGCATCAACGACAGTTACGGCAAACTATCCTCACAGGTCGGCAAAGCCAAGGAGCAGGTCAGCAAAACAAACACGGAGGTCGCCAAGGCGAAGGACAGTGCGGACACGGCCGCCGAGGGCACTGACAACTATGCCGACAGCGCGGACGGCGCCGCGACAAGCACTGAAGACCTCACCGAAGCCATCGACGGCCTTGTGAAAGGCTGGCTCAGCCTGCCGGGAACATACCTGACCACCGACCAGGCCATCACCAAACTCAATCAGGGGATACTCGACCTCAACGAAAGCATCACGGAAAACGGGCGTGTGTTCGACGAAGGCGGCAACGTCCTCCAGGGACACGAAAAACAGGCATACGACTCGCAATCCGCCCTGCAATCCCTCGCCTCCACTGCACAGGACACCGCGCAGAAGATCATTGAGGAAGGCCAAGCCAACGACCGCGCCGCAGCAGCGACCCAACAAGCCGGAGACAAACTCGAACAGGCCCGCCAGGCCTTCATCGAAAACGCCCATGCCGCGGGCATGAGCGAACAAGCCGCAGGCGCTCTCGCCGACCGTTACGGCCTGACCCGCAGTCAGGCAGATGTACTGCGTCAAGGCATCGAGAATCTGAGCAATACCGCCGCCAAGGGCATCGACGTGAAAATCAAGATCACCGATGATGCCAGCAAGGCGCTCGATAACGTGAAGCTGAAGGCCGAGAAAATCGATGACAAGACCGTGCGCATCAGCGGCGACAACACCGACCTGATGCAGAAGATCGCGGAAGCCACCGGTGCCACCATCGACCCGAAAACCGGCAAACTCGATCTGGACAAGACCCAGTTCGACTATGCGATGGCCATCGCCGCAGGTGCCACCATCGACCCGAAAACCGGGTTGCTGCAGGGGGACAACAGCGGCATGCTGGCCAAGGTGGCCGAAGCGAACGGCTGGACCATCGACCCGAAAACCGGCTACATCTACGCCAACGACGATCAGGCCATCGGAGTGATCCAAGGCCTGAACAACATGCAAATCGCGGACAAGTGGTTCACGATTCACGGTAAATATGAGGATTCCAACGGTGGCACGTATTCGTCCAGTGGTTATCGTCCTGCCGGGGCGATGGGCAACATCCCCACCGGTAAGACCGGCGGCCTGTTCAACGGCTACGGGGTTTCGATGCGCGGCTACGCCACTGGCGGCCGTGTCGTCGAGGGCCTCCTGCCAGGCAAGGCCACCACTATGGGCGGCGACAACATCACGTTGGCGAACGCGCGCGTCAAGAGCGGCGAATTCGTGTCCAACGTGAAAAGCGTCGACTACTACGGCGCCGACCTGTACGCGGCGATGAACCGCAGGCAGGTTCCGCGTGAGAGGTTCTACAAGCCGAACCCGATGGTGCTGAGCCAGCCGGTCACGAACAACCAGACCGTCAACCAGACCATCGCACCGGTGTTCCAGCAGAAGATCGTTCGTCCGGCGGACGACCTGTATGTGGCCGGGTCGATACTGCACCGCGACGCGGTGAAAACCGTCGGAAGGCTGAGCCGAATATGAGCGATCTGTGGACTATGTACCCGCACTTCGGGGAACTCTATGCGGGCGGCACGCTGATATGCCGTTTCAACCCCGACGACTCCCGTTCCCGTGGCCTTTACGTCACCTCGAACGGGGTCGAGGGTTGGGACACGATGCCGGACGCGAAGGTGGAGCTGACGGAACGAGGCCAAGGTGACGGCGCGCACGACGTGCCCGAATCCGACCTCATCTATTCGGCTCGCACCGTCACCGTGCACTACGAGGCCATCGGACTGTCGCGCGGCGAACTGCTCTCCATCATGCGCAAGATCAACCGGCTTGCCCACCGAAACGCCCGACTCCGATTCAGCGACGGAGGGGAGGACACCTACGTGGACGGCTATCTGGCACAGATGGGCCGCAGCTCCGCATGGCACCCCACGCTGGAAAACGACCTGACACTGCATTTCGTATGCCCGCGACCCGAACGCCTCAGCTGGACTCCGCACCGCTGCCAGTTGAAGCCCACATCAGACGGTCGCGGAGGCCTGTTCTACGGCGGTGCCAGGGCGGGGCTTGTATACCCGTTGACCTACGGCAGGCAGGCGACGGACTCCCGCAATGTCGGCACGCTGCTCAACAACGGCAGTTCGCGCGCCTACCCCGTGTTCACCGTCTACGGGGGTTTCGACAGCGGTGTCATCCTGCAATTCTCCGGCGGTTCCTCGATACGGTGGACGGGTTCTGTTGGCGGAACGCCTCTGGTGTTGGACTGCCGGCTGGGCACCGCGACGATGGGAGGCCGTGATGTGAGCCGTTATCTCATGTCGCGCGGCTTCCCGACCGTGCAGTCGGGTGGGAGCCTGTCGGTGTCGTTGCAGTCGGCCGGCACCGGCTACGTGGACTGCCTCGTCCGTGACACGTGGATGTGACTTCCCCATCTTTTCCCCCATTCGTTTTCCTTTCCCCTATTCGTATTTTTTTGGAGGTCTGATCATGGCTACCACCGCATTGGGCATCGCACCGGATTCGAGCGGCGCGGGCGTCACGCCATTGACGCACAGGCAGATAATCCGCGCCCACTGGGCCAACACCGGCATCGTGAGCGGGTTGAACGTTTCGGGTCGAGGCGACCTGACCTACAGCGTCGGGGCCGGCATGGCCGTATGCTCCCGCGGCGACGCGGACGGATACACGGAAGCGTACTGGGCCGGAGGCCAGACCCCCGCCGTGAGCGCCACCGGAAGCCAGCCGCGCATCGACTGCATCTGGATCAGGGCCAACGACCCCACCCAGGGTGATGCCGACAACCATGTGGTCATCGGCGTCACGCAGGGCAACGCCTCCCCCACTCCGTCCGTGCCGGGCGTGCCGGCAGGCGCTACCCGCATAGGCATCCGTCTCATGCCCGCTCACGCCACTTCCACGTCGGGCAGCACCATGTACCGGTCGGCCACCTACGCGGTTCCCTCCGGCGCTTCGCTCGGCAGGCTCGCCATCGCCCGTTCGACCGCCGACTATCCGATTCCCGAGGACAAGGATTCGGCGGGCAAGATGGTCTACCACCAGTTGCTGCGCATCGACTTCGCGGTGCCGACGAAACGTCTGGTCACCGTCGAATGGAAGGCGTCGGCCACGGTGCCCTCCGGCAGCGGCGACGACGCGAACAAGCCCATGGGCAGCTATTTCATGCAGATTCGCCTGGACGCGAAGGTCATCAACGACACGCCCACCACGAACCCGACCGTGGTCGGCCCCTGCGACGAGATTATGGCGACCCGCTACAGCGCCCCGTACACGGTTTCCTATGACGCCGAGGTCAATGCCGGAGCCCATCAGGTCGCCGTCTGGGTGGCCGGCAACGCCGATGGGCTGACCTATCCGGTCACCATCCACGGCATCCACCAGCTGCGCGTCAGCGATTCCGGGGTGGCGGACTAGTGAGCTGGCGAGCCTACATCGCGGACACCATCACCGGCCAGCTCATCGCCCCCATCGACATCCCCTCGTTCGCGTGGAGCATATCGGTGTCCGATTCCACGCTTTCCACCACCAAGGACAAAGGCGCCGGCGAATACGACGCCAGCGGCCTGACGCTGCCGTGGACGAGCGTGCCCGGCAGCACTCCTGCGGAACGGGTGGCCATGCTCGCGCAGGACAAGCGTTCCATCGTCCTGTTCTGGAAAACCAGCCTCGACCCGCAGGACCTCGGCACGCCCATCCTCATGGGCTCGATCAGCCCCCGCACCGACTCGTGGCAGGACACCAGCTTCACGCTCAACAGCGTGATGGAGCTGCTGGACTCGCGCATCCTTGTACGAGAGAACACGTATGGCAGGGCGGCGAACAGCACGACCAGCGACGAGTTCACTCTGCACGGCTCGTGGCGGGGCATCGCCGCGCAGGTCGGCTACATGTGCACCGACATGAAACCGGGAGGCCGACTGCCCATCGACTGGAACAACCGCGGCGAATCGGGAAACCATTCCATGGATTTCAAGGGCTTCGACGCGGGCAACCAGTCGTGCCGCCAGATACTCGAATCCATCGCGAACACCGAGAACGGCATCGACATGCAGTTCCGCCCGTATCTCGCGGGCAACACCGTGCGATTCTCTTTCCAGGCCGCGTCCGACGGCGACGTGCATCTGGGCCAGTCCACCGTGCACCGGCTCTACTGCCGCCGATACGGCGGCGACCTGGAGAACGTGACCATCGACCACATCGGCCCCGTGATGCGCGTCTATGCCGCCGGTGCCGGCAGCGACAAGGCTCAACTGGGCTATCTGGCCGAGGATCTGAGCCTGTGCCTGCAATCCGACCCATGGCCGTTGAGGGAGATGACCCTCTCCAACACGGACACGGACAAGGCCGAGCAGCTGGCCGCCTCAGCACGCGGGAACCTGAACGCGAACCGGCTGCCACTCATGCAGATCAAGGGCGAAGTCAACGTGAACGACCATGATTCGACCGGACTGCCCGTCAACCCTTTGGGCTCGTTCTGGCCCGGCGAACGCATGGAGATCGCGCTCGACGGCTTCCCCGGCATGAACGACGGCATCTACCAGACCCGCCTCATGCAAATGAGCGGAGACGAAACCGCGCAAGTCAAGCTCACGTTCGACGTGATGACTGACCCTATCAGATAAGGAACCGCACATGGCAGTGCATACCGAAATCGTGCCGTCCGGGGACCCCGCGCTCGGCATCGGACTGGAAGCGTTGAGGCTCGCCCGAATGCGCATGACCTCCAACGCTGGCAGCAGCTACTGGCCGATGGGCGACGGCACTGGAATACTGGCCGGCCAGCAGGCCGGTGACCAAGGGCTCGTGCTGGTGGACCAGCACGGCAACAGGATGCCGCTCATCGACACCACGGAAATCTCGCAGAAGGCCGACGACGCCATATCCAAGGCCAACGCGGCCGTCGACGGCATGGAACAGGTGCGAGAGGACGCGGAAAACGGCGTGAAGGAGGCCAAGGACGCGGCCGCCAATGCGGATTCGAAGGCGCAATCCGCGATCGACGGCATGCAGTCGGTGCGCAACGAGGCCGTCAAAGGCGTGAAGGAGGCCAAGGACGCGGCAAGCACCGCGCAATCCACTGCCGCCTCCGCCGCGTCGAAGGCCGACAAACTCGCCACGGAATTGGATGGCACGAAGGCGATCGTAGAACGGCATACGACCAAGTTGGGCGAGGTGGAGACCAAGGTATCCAACAGTGTCGAGCACGCGGACCAGGCGCTCTCCGCGTCAACGCAGGCCGTGCAGACCGCGAACTCGGTCAAGACCACCGCCGACCGGGCATACGATGACGCGCAGTCGGCGCTCACCCAGTCCTCCACGGCCGTGCAGACCGCCGGCGAGGTCAAAACCACCCTCGAAACCAACTATTTGTCGAAGAAGGATTCCGACGCAGCATACGCGAGCAAGTCGGAGCTGAAGCAGACCTCGGACGGGATCACCAGCACGGTCGAGAAGACCTATGCGACCAAGAGCGCGTTGGAGGCGTTGCGGAACATCGCGGACAACGCGGTGGAGACGTGGACCGGATCGCAGAAGCCTACCGCGTCGAACGCGCCCGCCTCGACGTGGGCCACCGACCAGCTGCGGAAGCAGCATGCGGGCGACGTCTACTACGACACGTCAACCGGCTACTCCTACCGTTGGGGCAGCACGGACGGGGAAACGTATGCGTGGAGCCTGATCAAGGATTCCGACATCACGAAGGCGATAGCCGATGCGGCAAAGGCCCAAAGCACCGCGAACGGCGCGCAGAAGGGCGTGGACAGGCTCGACGCGGACATCCCCGTCACCTACAGCACGAAATCGGAACTGAGGCAGACCAGCGAGAGCTTGACCGCGAAGGTCACCGAAGCGCAGCGCGTCGGCCAGAGCGCCTTGGACAAAGCCACTACTGTCGAACAGACCGCTAATGGTCTTAAGACAACAGTTCAGGAACAGGCACAGACCATCAAGGGGCAGACCACAACCATCGGCCAACTCACGCAGAAGGCCGACTCATTGACCTCGTCGCTCACGCAGACGAACCAGAACGTGGAGACCGCGCAGTCCACGGCGGATACGGCCATCAGCCGCGCCAGCAAACTCGAACAGACTCTCGACGGGTTCAAAACCAGTGTTTCCCAGACGTATGAGACCAAGGCGGATTCGCTGAAAAAGCAGTCCGCGTTGGAGCAGAACCTGAACGGGTTCAAGACCAGCGTGAGCAACACGTATTTGTCGAAGACGGACGCGTCGAAGACGTACAGCACGAAGAGCGAACTCACGCAGACCAATGAGAGCCTGACCGCGAAAATCAACTCCACGGCCACCACGGCGAACAACGCCTTGAGCAAGGCCGCGAGCGTGGAGGCCACCGCGAACGGTTTGAAGACCACCGTCTCGGAGCAGGCCACCACGCTCAAGGGGCACACGAGCACGATCGGCCAATTGACGGCCAAGGCCGACTCATTGACCTCGTCGCTCACGCAGACGAACCGGAACGTGGAGACCGCGTTGGCGAACGGCGCGGAGCTGATACGCAACCCGGAATGCGATCGCACGCTCGGCAATCCCGACGGCTGGACGAACGGCCTGACCCTATCCGCATCGGGAGCACCGGAGGGTGCCCCGGCACCGACGTACGGCAAGCTCTCCGCGCGTGACACGACCAACGGGTCCAAAGTGCTCAGACGCGGGCGAACCTACCGGTTCAGCGCGTGGATGGCGCACGATTCCACTGCGAAGAAACCTGCAGCCCTCGGCTGCTTCTACCATGAATCTAACGGTAACGGCCACTGGGATACGGCGTTCAGAGTGCCGACCTCCCAGTCCGGATGGAAACAATGGTCCGGGGACCTCACGATTCCCAAAGCCGCGCGGGAGGACGCGATCGTATGGCTTCAGGTGGGCGGCGCGAATGGCAGCGCGGATGTGACCGGCTGGTATTGCACCCTGCTGAGCATACGCGACGTCACCGAGGCCAAGAACGCGCAGACGACGGCGGATACGGCCATCAGCCGCGCCAGTACGCTGGAACAGTCCCTGAACGGGTTCAAGACCACGGTCAGCCAGAACTACGAGACCAAGTCCGACAGTCTGGCGAAGAAGACCGCGTTGGAACAATCCCTGAACGGGTTCAAGACCAGCGTGAGCAACACGTACCTGTCGAAGACGGACGCTTCGAAGACGTACGCGACCAAGAGCAGCGTGGAGCAGACCGCGACGAGCATTAAAAGCTCGGTGTCGGAGACGTACGCGACGAAGACCACGGTGCAGAACCTGAGCACGACGGTCACGCAGACCAAGGAAAGCCTGACCGTCAGCATCAAACAGGCGCAGACCACGGCGAACACGGCGAACGGGAACGCCACCAACGCCCAATCCCGCGTCGGCTCATTGGAGGCGTGCATCAGGATGACCTCCTCCGGCGTGAGAGTCGGACAGATAAAAAACGGGTCGTTCGTCGGATACAGCGCGCTCGTGTCCACAAGCGGCAGTTTCCAGGTGATTGACAATATTGGCAACAAAGTCTCCGAACTGAACGCCGGCAGCGTGCTCAGCTATGACAACGGCCGAACCGTATGGTCCATCAAACAAGAAGGTCAGACCGTCACGCTTGACTCGTATGCATCACCGCTGAAGCTGGCGTCGTCGGATCTCTATTTCCTCCACTACCCCAAGTACTCCAGCAATAACCACCTCGCCTGTCCGGTGTCGGGTCAGTTCAAGGGCGCCACGAACGTGAACGGCGTTGCCGTCATCACGCACAATCTCGGATACATCCCCACCCTGAGCATCACCCCCGGCCCATGGGACGGCATCGGTGAACCACAAGGAAAACTGTTCCGCCCGGTCATATGGGACTGCACAACGACGACTGCCCAAATCCGATTCGTCAGAACCGACACCAACCAGTGGATCGACCGGCAGCCCGTCGCCTTCCACTGGTACGCAATCTGATTTTCGAGAGGAAACATCATGCCAGACAAGACCACGGAACCAGCCATGCAGGTCATCGACCTACGCCCACCGGATGACGGCATCCTCGCCCAAATGCTCCGACTCGGACTCCGGTTCGACCATTCCGACGACGGGTCAAGCCAGTCATGGATAGACCCGGAACGGCAATTGAGAGCCGATTTCGCCGGCGTTGATGCCGAAACCGTTGTTTTCACGGATTTACAGACCCGGCTCTGCACGGAGGTGCCCGCCGCGAATCTGCCTCGAATCTCGGACATCATCACATGGCAATCCGCCCAAGGGTCGGAGGACTGATGGATTGGGACGCGATCATAGGCGGACTCATGTCAAGTCCGCTGCTCCTGCTCGCCATGGCCGTCATCGGCAAGCTATGGCCGGACACGCTTCCCACGTTCTCCACATGGCTCTACTCCCACGTGGATCCCGGAAAACTGCCGTTCGACAGCGAGATGAACGCGCATTGGGCTCAGTCGCGCGAACTCGGTGAACGTCTCGACCGGTTCGAGGCGAACCAGCACGAGGTGCAGAAGGACACCATCAAGAACACTCTGCTGACCCTCATGTCGGATTCGACGCGAGACCACAGCGAGGCGATCCGCTACGAACTCGACAAGCTCAAGGCCATCAACGCGGACTGCTGGGTCGTCGACGCCGCCGAACAATACCTCCTCGACCGCGTGAAACGGTCGTGACCATCAAACCAAAACCCAACAGAAGGAGATCAATCATGGCAAACACCGCCAAAGCCGACCACAAGGCCACCTCGAACATGGCGAAGCTGACGCAGGAGCGAGTCAAGGCCATCGTGCTTTTGATCGTGCAGCTGTTCTCGGTCGTCCAGACCGGCCTGAGTCTGGCCGGCATCAGCCAGCTGCCATTCACCTCTGACCAGGTATCCACCGCCATCACGGGCGTGATCGCCGTCATCACCAGCATCTACGCGTGGTGGCGCAACAACAACATTACCGCCGCCGCGGTCGCCGGCCAGCGGATCACGGATCGCGTCAAGGCCGGCGCGCAATCCAGCCTGACCAGCATCGACCCGGAGCTCATGCCCACCGCGATCCAGCTCGACGCGTCGGGCATCGACCCGGACGTGCTCACCCTCATGGCCGCAAACGCCGCCAACGATACCGACGCCAGTGACGTGGAGGAGTCCAAGTGAGCCGCTTCGACCAATGGGCCGCCTCCAACACGGGAGCATGGCGCGACCTCGACGGAGCCTACGGGGCGCAATGCTGGGACCTTTTCTGCGCATTGTGCGTCGACCTCATGGGTGCCAGCGTCAGCGACTGCCATACCGCGCGCTCCGGCAAATGGGCGGGCTGGGCCGGCAGCCTATACACGGGATTCCCCACCACCGATTGGATCGGCCGGCACTTCACGCGCATCCCCGCCTCGCAGCCCGGTTTGAAGGGCGACGTCATCCTCTGGGGCGGCGACGCCAACCACCCCTGCACTCACGTGGCGATCCTCCTGGCCGACGTGAGACCGGGAGCCAGCCCGTACGTGCTCGCCCAGAACGCGGGAGCGACCATGAACGCGCGCCGCATGTGGGAGACGCCAGCCAGCCTCGGCTACCTGCGGCCGAAAGACCGCAGCTTCATCACAGGAACAACCAACAAGGAGAACAATGATATGAACGGTCTTGCATGCATCGTCCAACTTAACGACGAAAACGGCTTGCACTATTTCGACGGGAGCAGGCTCCACCCGCTCAAGGACCCGGACGACGTGGTCGCGTTGAACATGGTCGCCAAGGCGACCATCGGCCACGACCTGCCGGCCCTCAAGGTCGGCAACAACCGGGCACCGTTCGGCACGCGACTACGCGAAGCAGTCGAAGGCTAAAACGCCCACTGAAACGAAAACCGCCCCTCCCCCAGCAGCAACGCTGGACGGAGGGGCGGTTTTCGCGTATCCGCGCGATCAATTGGATGCGTTTATGACCCAAGCATGATCTCCGCTGGAGATGATCTTCACGGCATTCGATTGGTGAAAAAGAATCATGAACACATGATGGATGGAAAGAACCATATCCTGTATGACGTCATCATCCTCAAGCGTCTTGACTATAAGTCCCATGCTTCTGGCGGTGTCGATGGAAAAATGCCTGTCATGCATGCCCGAATCCGCATGGGAGGTAAGACGGCTAACGACCTCATCTACCTTTTCCGGATTCTCCGCAAACATGTTTTCCTTTAGACTCTTCGAGAGAATCTCAGCCGATACCCTCAAGGCTTTCTCGCTCTCGCCGATGTAGGCGGGAGGATATTTCCCGATGATAGTGCCCCAGAGGGCGGCCATGCCCGGGTCTTTTCTTACCGATTCCACGGCCTTTTGAAACTCCTCCACGATTCCGCTTGCCGGGGTGCCGCCGAACTGGGGGTCGGTCGGGCCAATCGATGACTGACGTCCCATGTATATTTCCCGGCAGGCGCAAGCCATCATGGTTCCGCCCGACATAGCAAGCTGTGGGACAAAGGCAACCATGTCTCGACCAAAGCAACCATGCAGATAGGATATGACGGATTCGGTGGCCGCCACCGCACCACCCGGCGTGTGAAGAACCAGATCAAGTCCCTTTGACCGGTCCATGTCCTTGACGGCGTTCATGAAACCGTTCATGTCCAGATCGTTGATACCGGTGTCATCACGGTTCGGCTTCTGAAGCCAGCTGGAATAATAGCAGATCACGTTTCTGCCACGTTTTGCGGAGAACGCGGCGATGCGTTCCCGAATCATGTGATCCAGCACGGACTCCTCGCCGTTCTGTTCCCGGCTGTTCACCTCGTCCAAGGTCTCTCCCCACGATGGCATGAGTCACGCACCGATCTTGTTGGACGCGGTGGTCGGCCCTGCATCATGATTCCATGAGCAGGCTTCCCACAGACTACGAGCGGACATATGCGATGGCCGATTCCATTGCGCGTCGGGAACAATTCTCCTATAGTCATTCAGCAACTGTTTTTCGTGCTTGTCCAGTTTCTTTTCCATACGGGTTTCCTGATCCATAACCACAGTGTATCCGGCAAGTATGTAAATCGCCATAATCGCATCAACTGCCATGATAAAGAGCCGCCTGGCCTCCTCAGACTCCGAGAGTCCGATGGGACTTTCGGGTTAGGGAGCGGGTTTCAGGGGCTCAATTTTTGCCCACATTTTGCCCACATTTTTCGTAAAAACAGGTTAAAAACCGTTAAAACCGGTTAAAACGAAAAAAGCCGCTCAGCCCTACTCCCGCAAAGCAAAGCGGCTATTTTTCAACCCGCTCTCAGCTCAGCGCGTCCTTCAACTTGCT